GTTCGTGCGTATTCATGGCTCACCACCGTTTCGTTTATGCGCCAGCATCCTCGACTTGCGATCTTCCTTGGCCTCGTGCGCGCCTTGCAGGAACTGCGCGCCCTGCATATGCGTGTCGACCGCCAGATTGGCCCGATCCATCGCAGCATCATGAACGGCCCATTTGGGCGCTAGTTCCGCATCGGTCTGTGCCTTGTACGCCGTCGCCCGCTTGTGCGCTGCATCAGCGTTGGTCTTGTCGATGTCAGCCACAGCCTTCGCCATCTGGTACTCGGGCGGCAATTCGAACTTCTGCGGCGCGCCTGGCCCGTCCGGCATGCCCTCGCTCTGCGCCTTGGCGTAGTTCAACTGCACCTTGGACTTGGTCTCTTCGACCTTGGCCGCCTCGCCCTCCAGCGTGATCTTCTTTGCCTGCTCCTGCGCCGGATCGGGCTGCGCTTGCGTAGCATCGCGCCAGGTTTTCTTCGCCGTCGCACTCAGGCTCGAGCTTTCGATCAGGATGCCAACGGCGGCGGCGGCCTCCTGCGGTTTGAGCATCGGTGCAATGCTCGGCATGATCTGTTGCAGCGTCTCGTAGACGTCCTGCTGCGCATTGATGGTGTCCTGGCCCTCATCCATGATGATGTCGACATCCAGTTCACCGACCAGGTTGACCATGATCGGCTCGCCCGTCATCGGGTTGATCATCGGATTGCCGAATTTATCCTTGTGCTGCCCGTTGAGCTGGACGAACTGCGCCACGCCCTGGTTGTCCGTCACCCTCACCCATTTCTCGCCAGTCCAGTAGCGCTGCACCGCCGAGAACAGCGCGCGATAGACCCTGATTTTCCACCCTTTATAGCCCAAAATGTAGGGGCCTAATTCGGCCATGCCGGCCTGTTGCAGCAACTGGATGGCGCGGCCGGATTGATTGCTGATGTCGCCAATCAACGCCTGGTTTGGCCCGTAATTGTCCAACTCCGCAATGGCGTTTTCCATCAGCTTGAGTTGGCCAGTAAAGTCGAAGCTCTGATCGTCGCTCTTGACGCCATCCGCCGCGGTCTGCGCATTGGTGACGATGACACCGTCCGGACGCGCCCACTCGGCACGCGCCCGTTCGATGTCGCCAACCGACCCCTGCGTCATGATCAGCCGGCGAGAGTTGGCGGTGAACAATGCGCGACTGCGCCTGGCGTTGTATTCGTCTTGAGCCGATCGCATGTTGCGAACGAAACCGTAGCGGTCGCCGTCCTGGTCGACGTTGCAGGAAAACATGATGTAGCGGCAGATCGGTTTTGCCTTCTCATCGAACAGATAGCTCTCGCCACTGTCGAGAATCATGCTGCCGGTAAAGATCGTCCAGCACCAGCGCCCCTTGTGCAGATACCAACAGTCGACCAGACGAACGAGCGTCTTTCCGCCTTCATGCGTAAAGAACTTGCTTTCGCGATCAGGGTTGGTGGACAATTCACCGGAGTTCTCCGTCGTGGCTTTTATCTCTTCCGCATGGTCCGGAAACAACTCCTGCGCCGCCTCGAGGTCCAGCCATTTGCCTTCGCCCATGTAGCGAGCGTCTGAGAAGTCGCCGCGGTAACTGCGCGGGTCGTAGAAGAAACTGTCGGCCTCGACCGGATTGAAGTCGATGTCGTAATTGCCCTTGTCGTCCTGCTCGCCCAGTTCGATCACCAAGCCGGCGAAGCCTTCAACGGCAGCATCTAGCGCCACTTCGGGAGACTTGGCGTTCCAGTTGCCGCTGTCGAGCGTAGCGCGAATCACCGCGGTTGCGAGTTCAGCGCCCTCTTCGTGGCGTGGTGTTCTGGGATAGGCTTTCGGATCTTGCTTTAAGCGATCGATCAGGCCGACCACGCCATTGAGCTTGCGGGCGATACGATTGAACGTGACGACCGGTTGCTTGCGCTTGTTCAGCGCCTTGATCTGCTCCGCAGTCCAATGCACGCCGTGATAATACCTGCGTGCGTTCTTCTGCTCGCTGATCTCTTCCTGTTTGTTGTCGAGGTAGTTTGTGTACGCCTTGCGGCATCGATCGAGCGGCCAGTATTCTTTCTTTTCCTTATTCGCCGGAAGCGCGGCTGATCCAGCGGTGCTTTGGGTCAAAGCGCTGCTTGAGTAGTCGGGAAATGCTGGCATGCTATCCGATTAGCGAGAGATGACTTGGCTGATGCTCAGGCTCATGCGATCGATAACCCGATGCGTTGGCGACCTTCGCAGGCACCGGAATGGGATCGCCGGATATCATTCGATCGAGTAGCTGGCCGACGAGGCCGATCGCGTCGACCTGGTCGTCGTGCTTGCCAGCCGGGAACGATAATAGTTCAGAACGAAACGCGGGATACCAGCTTGCGTTAACCGGCACATACAAACCATCCAGCGCCATGCGACCGCGCATTGACTGCGCTCTCACGGCTTTGTCGCCGCGCGTTGGAAACTGCTCCCGGTAGACGAATGCTTTTCTCTCTCGTTGTCGTCGATCGATCCACGGCCCGACGCCTGACTTGATCTGTCCTGTTTCCTCAGCCCAACCAATTGGACGGTGAGCGATGACGAGATCGCAGAAGGCCTCGACCCAAACGTCGGAAGAAGCTTGCTGTCGCCACAGATCGAGCAGATACATCCGGCCTTCCGGATCAATTCCGACCACAGCGTGGACGGTGTAGTCGCCGCCGTCAGAGGTTGTTGCATAATCAGATCCGCCATAGACCCGCATCGTATGTGGTGACGGCACCTTGTCATATGGTTTCAACCAATCGACTTTGAAGTAATCGCCTTCGTCGGGAGTCGGATTCTGAAGATAGAGCGCAGACCAGAAAAGAGCCTGCGAATTGCGTCTGATGCGCTCGAGCGCTTCGATCGGATATGCGTCAGGCCAAAGTGCCGTGCCGTCATCGTTGACTGCCGGCAGCTTGACTACTTCCCACTTGTCGCCGCCCGCTGCTTGTTGTGCAAGAAGTTGCCCGCATAAATCATCTTCGTGCATTCGATGGTTGATGACGATGATCTTGCCGCCCGGCATCAATCGATTATACGCCGTGCCTGTGTACCAATCCCATACGTTCTTGCGCGTGAGTTCAGATAGCGCGTCGGCCATGCTTGCATAAGGATCATCGATAAGCATGCAATCAGCACCGCGACCGAGAACAGAGCCGCCAATACCGAGAGCGTAATAAATGCCGCCAGCGCTAGTGTGCCATTTACCGCGCGCCTGACTATCTTCAGCAAGCTCTGTTGGATTGATGAAGATGGATTTGTATTCGGGCGAAGCGATTGTGTTGCGTACAGCGCGACCAAAATCACTGGCGAGACTTTCTGTGGCGCTGACGGAGAGGAATTGTTTGTCGGGTTGCCGGCCGAGATACCAAGCGGGGAAGCGGTGCGAGGCTAGTTCGGATTTTCCGTGTCGAGGCGGCACCAACAGCATCAGGCGATCTATTTCGCCGCGTTCGATGCGCTGTAGTTGTTCGGCTATAACCCTATGATGCGGCGCCGTTCGATATTTTGGGAACGTCAGTTCGGTGAAGCTGATTAAACTCTGTTGTGCTTCGAACCTGCGTTCGATCTCGCTCTCGATCTGATCCGTGCTCTGCTCGTCGTTGACGAATGAGTTCGACCAATTCAACGAGGCTCCAGTCAGTTGCATCGCGTCTCTCGATCGTCAGTTTTGTATCCTGCGCTGGTCTGCCGTCGAGACGATCGGCCACCTGCTGGATGGCCCAGCCTTCGCCATCGAGCGCGCATTCGACCAGCTTTTCGGCAATTCTGGTGAGTTTTTTGACGCCATCCGGTTCGCTGCGGTTGGCAACCATGCGCAAAGACGCCTCGAATTGCTTCTCTTTTGGCTGTCCGCCAGGATTTCCGCTTTGGCCTTTTACAAAAACCATTCAGCTCAATCCCTAACCTTTTGTTCCTATTAGGAAACCTTATAGCGAAATGATCGCAATCATCCAGCTAACCCCATGAAAATACCCGCGTTTTTGGCGCGGGTCTGATGTCGCCTATCTGACATAGGTCGTTTCAACTCGTCAACCTTGTCCTAAAGGACAATACGGTGCAGCGGCTAAAACCAGCGCGAGTTACGGTTTGTTCCGCCTCCCCCCCGACCAGAACGCTGATAGTGCGGACAGGCCGCGGCCGAGCGCTTCGAGCTGCTGGACGCCGTCGACCATCAGTCCGTTCTCGCAGACTTCGGCCACGGCGAGCCTGGGAGCGGCGCCGGCGAGGTTCAGGATGCCGAGGGCGGCAATGTACTGATGCTTGGTGTGGGTGTCCCGCTGGGCTTCCTTGAGGCCCTCAGGGCTATCCGGGTCCGGTGGCTCGCCACCTGCCGGGTTGAGGTTGGCTGACCGGGGCTGGCGTGGAGCGATACAGGCCA